ATGTGATAAATGTGGGCGGGAAATAGAAGTTAGATCAGGCTTTGCCTATATGACTCTATTAAATCATTATAAGGGATGCAAATGAATAGAACTTGTAGAGTATGTAAAATAGAAAAACCAATTGAAGAAATGGTTATTGCTGTAACTAGCACTAAAAAAGTTCATTACAAATCTGTTTGCAAGATATGTCAATCTATATCTCAGAAAATTACTAGTCAACTAAAAAAAGAAAATGAATATCCAAAGCAAGATTATCGTTGTCCTATTTGTGGAAATGATTCTCCTAAGTGGTATTTAGACCATAGCTGGGAAACAGGAGAATTCAGAGCATGGCTCTGTAATTCCTGTAATATTGGTCTAGGTCAGTTTAGAGATGATATTGATCTTCTCAATAAAGCTATTGCATATTTAAATTCAAAATAATTTTTCGGCGGGTAATTTAAAAAATCCTTCTTGCTATAATTAAGCCATATGATGCTTCTTTGTAGGTATTATCTAAGATGAAGTCTGAAAAGGCCTCTATAGCCAAACAGAAAGCTTATTTGGCGCAATACATTAGAGACCTTAAGGAGAAGACTCCTTGTTTGGACTGTGGGATTAAATATCCATATTATGTGATGGACTTTGACCACGTACGTGGCAAGAAGCATAAGAATGTTATGGAATTAATCCCTACTCTGTCCAAGAAAAAGATAGATGAAGAAATTGCTAAATGTGAAATCGTATGTAGCAATTGTCATAGAGTTCGTACGCATATGCGTAAAATTTCCAAGAAATTAGATAAAGCTTCGTAAATATAGTAATTGGCCCATTATTGTTTCATGTGAAACATTCTTCTACTCTTCTCTCCCGCCGCCGCAATTTTTTCGGGCGCACTTTACAATTTCGCACTATATTTAGTATAATATGTTATGTATGCGGTAGAACCGTCCCTGTAGGCCCTCGTGGCCAGATCACACGACTATGGAAGGAACGCCACCTAGAGTCTGGCTAGGCCGTTAAGATACCAGACTACGACGCAGTGTAGAGAAGCTCGGTCATCTCGCTTGGCTCATAACCAAGAGTTCATGGGTTCGAATCCCATCACTGCTACAGATCTTGTATCTTAGCTCAGTATATGTTAAAATTGAGCTATGAATAAAACTTGCAATAAGTGTCACGAAGAAAAATCACTAGATCAATTTGCTAAAGGAAGCAAATATATAGATGGTCGTAGAAATTATTGCAAACAATGTCATTCAAAATATGTTACACAGTATATTAAAAATAATCCTCAAAAAAGAAGTAAATCTAATCCTAATAGGAAATTTAAAAGACATGGATTGACAGAAGAGCAATACTATAAATATTTTAATAAATATAATGGAATGTGTCATGCATGTAAAGATAGAGATGGAATTAATATAGATCATGACCATAGATGTTGTCCAGGGCCATACTCTTGCGGAAAATGTGTTCGTGGTGTACTATGTAACCAATGTAACACTTCGCTTGGATTAATGGGAGATAGCATTACAAATATAAAAAAATTAATTGAATATATTGATCTGTAGTTCAGTTGGCAGAACAAGGCACTGTTAATGCCTGGGTCGTAGGTTCGAGTCCTACCAGATCAGCTCAAAATAATATCTGAACAATATTATGGAGATCGTTGTTACTGAATCCTACAATGTAGGCGCATCATACGAAGGCGTTCAGGCTGAAGGAGATTGCTCTGCTAACCTACTAGGTAACAACAGCCAGCAGGAATTCCCGTGGTTGGCACATGCCTTGTTAGCTCAGAAGGAAGAGCGACGCACTTGTAATGCGTAGGTCAACAGTTCGAATCTGTTACGGGGCTCAAAGAATGTCTGTAAAATATGTTCCGTTAATATAAATTTTAGATGCCGTAGTTAAAGTATACGGACTTGTTGCAGTAACTGGAAATTCTCTAACTGGTTTTGGAGTTGGAGTATCTCCACCAAGCCAATGTAAGTCTAATGTTTGAGATCCTGGAAGATGATCTACGTTAAGAATAATATGATTAGCTAAATCTGGATTAGATTGATTAATTGGGTCATACCATATCCATCCATTAAAATGATTCATAACTCCAGCATGTGGAGGATAAGGAAGATCTACTTTTAATTGTCCTGTTCCAAAATTTGTAACTGTAGAAAGATCTATTTGTATCCAGAATGTTACTACATAACCCTGTTTTACATAAACAGAGTCATGTGTTGGATATGTAGAATTTGTTCCAGTAAATGTTAATCCAGTAGCTTGAAATGTGGGACTCCAATGAATTGGAGGATGTGCTGGAATTGGACCTGGATTTAAGGTATTCATGATCTATCTATATTGAAAATAGCTACTGAGACTCCTGAATCTCCCACCGCCCAAATATTGTCAGATGGTGCAAGTTCAATTGTATATATCTGTCCAGGAAAAAGCTTGATTCCAAAACTAGAAGTTGTAACTCCTTCAGCACCAATATATGCAAATCCCACATTGGATATATTTTGAATAGACATTGAATTTATTGAATCAGTAGCTTCTCTAACAACCAAGTTTACTGGAGTAGAGTTGAGAGCTTGTATTTTATGACGTGCTTTCATATCTTCTAATTATACCCCAATAAAGGACAAATCCCAATCAGAGGCGGATCCGATTGGGACTTGCTGTTCTTGCGAACAAACACTGGGAGCAAAAGTGGTGGGATGCTACAACCAGTGCATGATTATTATCACATAATGATTTTTTTAAGTCAACTACTTTTCGTCAGATTCTTGAGGAGTATATGATGGGGCGGGACCCAATAAAAATCCTTGATCATGATATTGTACAAGTTTGGATGTATCTTCAGGTCCTACCAATTTATTTGCAATAATTGTAAGTAGGTCATAAATACGATGAAGCATAATGTAATTTACCATATCTAGATTTTCTTCTAAATTTTTTGGTTCTTCAGTCATTTGGTCTTCCTATATCTTCCCAAAATTTTTCACGACCCATTTGGTCTGTATCTTTTATTTGTCCGCCGTCAGTTTGTATGTTCTCTGACTGCTTTTTCAATTCTGTCATAAACTTCTAACCCCATACTGTTTTTATAATTACAAGATAAACAATATAAATAAATTGTATCACTTAAATTTAGATTGGGCATTAGAAGGCCCTGGTCTATTGGACATTCCAATTTAGACACAAGGCCTTCTTCTGCTAAAGCCAAATATTTAGATACTGTCTGTATCTTCAATGACTTTCTCCATTCCTATTGGTTAGGGAATTTGTCTAACCACTCTTTCATCGCCCCTGTTTTCATTGACGACCATGAACTCCAGTCTGTTCCGCCCTGTGTCATGTAATACGTTATCTCTGCGTTTACTACGGGATCAAATAAAAGTATATTTGATCTCAGTTCGAATTTCTCTTTGCGATCAATGCCGAGTTTTCCCAACATATTAATCTGAAAAATTCCGTAGGAACTGTCTCCAGTATTCCTGTTACCATTGTAAGCTAGTGGTCTACCATTAGACTCTGTCTTAGCAATAGCCCAAGCCGTTTTAAGGGCTTTTCCTTCAAAACCTACAGCCCAGAGTAATTTTATTAACTCTTTATCTGTAAGCATCTCCGAAGGCTTGTATACAGTGTTGCTGAATTTTTCCAGCGTTTCTTTTTTCAGTTGTTTTGTTTCTTTTTGATCTACAACCACTTCTGCTTGTAGAGCGTGTGCTTGAGTTTCTATTGCGCTAGGCTGGACACCGAATAAAAATAATGTTATCATTCCTATAGATGTCCAACTATGAGCAACTTCGCTCAAACGTTGTTTGATATTCTCCATGGGCATTTCCTCCTATAGAGATAACGAACTATAATAATAGCATTGGCGGTAAAGAGCTGTCAAGTTAGTTGACTAGGAATTTAATGCGTATTTCTTTATTTGTTCCACGATCTGGATTAAATCCTGCAGTAGGATTTGGTTATGCTGCACAAAATATAGTTAATTCATTACATAAATTAGGCCATGAAGTTCGTTGGTCTGATCCAAAAGCTCAATTACAATTAAATTTTACACAGCCACAACATTTTAAATTACATAAAAATCAATATCAAATTGGATATACTCCGTGGGAATCAACAAGAATGCGTAGAGATTGGGTAGATGCATATAACAATGTTTGTGATGAAGTTTGGGCAACATCAGATTGGAATGCACAAGTATTTAAAGATAATGGTGTTAATAAAGATATAAATGTTTATCCACACGGAATAGAAGAAATTTGGAAACCATATAAAAGAAAAGTAGATCATGTATTTAGATTTTTGCATGTTGGAGAACCTGCTCCAAGAAAAGGCGGGCAGAACGTATTAGATGCATTTACTAAGTTATTTGGAAATAACCCTAATTATAGATTAACTATAAAAGCCCATCATTCACATACATTAAGATATTACGATAGATTTGGTAATGCAATTATGCCAAATGAATTATATTCAAATATATCTATTATTACTGATGAAATGGATGTACAGAATCTAGTTAATCTTTATCATACTCACCATTGTTTAGTTTATCCTACATGGGGAGAAGGTTTTGGCTTTATCCCGCTTCAAGGTTTAGCTACAGGAATGCCAGTCATTACAACATATCCTTGGGCTCATTATGAAAAGTATATTGGTCCAATGAAACTAAAGTCTAAACTTACAACTGAGACTTTGCCAAAAGCTATTGGAGATCCACATGTTGGAGAAATGTTTAAACCAGATCAAGATCATTTAGAAAAACAAATGTTAGATGTTACTGAAAACTTTAGGGCTTATTCTGGATATTATTATGCTCAGTCGACTGAAATTCACGAAGAATACAATTGGATTAAGTTGACTAAGAATGCTTTTAAACATTTAGAAGAAAAATTTTAATAACCCCTTCCCACACTAAATAAAGTTTGGTAGAATTGGTATCTATTCAATTTTTAATTAACCGCAGGGCGGAGAAGGAGCTTTACACAAAAAATGTCTAAAATTATTGAAAACCCATATGAAAACTTTATTGCATTGTCAAGATATGCACGATGGTTGTCTGATGAAAACCGTCGAGAGACATGGGGGGAAACAGTAGATAGATATTTTGCGTTCATGCTTGATCATCTATTTCATAACTACAACTATGAACCTTCATCTAAACTAATTGAAGATCTTAAAGATGCAGTATATAACCGTAGCGTAATGCCATCAATGAGAGCAGTAATGACTGCAGGTCCTGCTCTTGATAGAGACCATGTTGCAGGATATAACTGCTCATTTGTTCCAGTTGATAATCCACGCTCATTTGATGAGACAATGTACATATTGATGTGTGGAACAGGTGTAGGTTTCTCTGTTGAGTATAAGTATGTTAATAAACTTCCTGCCGTTCCAGAATCATTTGAAAAGACTTCAACTGTTATTGTTGTAGAAGACTCTAAGACAGGTTGGGCAAAAGCATATCGTGAACTTCTTGCAATGCTATGGGCAGGACAGATTCCTGCAATTGATGTATCAAAACTTCGTCCAGCAGGGGCACGTCTTAAGACAATGGGTGGACGTTCATCAGGACCACAACCACTTGTAAACCTTTTTGATTTTACTATTGCAAAGTTTAAGGGTGCAGCAGGTCGTCAGTTGAAGCCTATTGAAGCTCATGATATTATGTGTAAGATAGGCGAAGTTGTAGTTGTTGGCGGAGTTCGTCGTTCAGCAATGATTTCTCTTTCTAATATTAATGATATTGAAATGGCAGCAGCAAAATCTGGTAACTGGTGGGAGAATAATTCTCAACGAGCCCTATCAAATAACTCAGTAGCATATTCTCGCAAACCAGAGATGGAGCAGTTCATTGCTGAATGGAAGAACTTATATGACTCAAAATCAGGTGAGCGTGGCATATACAATGTTGCAGCAGCGCAAAAACAAGCAGCAAGATGGGGACGCAGAAGCGAAGAAATCCATTATGGAACTAACCCATGCTCAGAAATTATCCTTCGCCCTTATCAGTTTTGTAACTTATCGGAAGTTGTAATTCGTGAAAATGACACCCCTAAAACGGTGGCAGAAAAAGTACGTCTAGCAACTATTCTAGGTACATGGCAATCAACTCTTACAGACTTTAAATATCTTCGTAAGATTTGGAAAGATAATACAGAAGAAGAGCGCCTACTTGGTGTATCTTTAACTGGTCAATTTGGAAATAAGTTTTTCTCTGGAAAAGAGAATCTAAATAAACTTCAAGAAACTCTAGAAGGTCTTCGTGAATATGCTCGTGAGACAAATAAAGAAGAGTCAGCAAAGATTGGTATTAATGAATCTGCTGCTATTACATGCGTGAAGCCTTCAGGAACTGTATCACAGCTTGTAGGAGTATCTTCAGGAATGCATCCATGGCATTCACAATATTATATTCGTACAGTTCGAGGAGATAAAAAAGATCCACTATCAACATTCTTAAAGGAAGTTGGAATTCCTGTAGAAGATGATTTCATGAAGCCAAACGATACTTATGTATTCTCATTCCCAGTAAAAGCACCAGAAGGTGCAATTCTTAGAAATGATTTAACTGCTATTGAGCATTTAAATACATGGCTCGTATATCAACGTGCATGGTGTGAGCATAAGCCATCAATTACTGTATCTGTAAAAGAAGATGAATGGATGGAAGTCGGTGCTTGGGTATATAAGCATTTTGATGAGGTATCAGGTATTTCATTCCTGCCTCATTCAGATCACTCATATAAGCAGGCTCCATATCAGGAAGTTACTGAAACAGAATATCTAGAACTTCTTGCTAAGATGCCGTCAAATATTCGTTGGGAAGATTTATCTTTCTATGAAACAGAAGATGGCACAAGTGGAACCCAGACGCTTGCATGTACATCAGATGGAAATTGTGAGATTGTAGACATTTCCGCTTGATAGGCGTATAATAAGAATTGGGGTAACTCCCAAAATTCCTGGGCACACGGCCCAGAAATAGGAGGTCTTTATGAAAGAAGATCTAAACAACGATGGAAAGGTAACAATGCAGGAGAAAATTCTAGCAGCGTTAGCAAGCTATGGTCGTCACTTTTTAGGTGCAGCCATTGCTCTTTACATGACTGGCAACACTGACCCAGGAGATTTAATTAAGGGTGGTATTGCCGCAACATTGCCTGTTATTTTGAAGGCACTAAATCCAAACGAACCAGCGTTCGGCTTCACAAAGAAGTAATAATTTAATAGTCAGTTAGGACGACTCCTATGCTAAAATGGGCATAGGAGTTTTCCTTTTAAGGAGATTTTAGCAAATGGCAGGACAAAAAAATTGGGAAGTGGATCAAAACACTACCTTTACATTTACCGTTGAGTATAAAGACAACAACGGTGATCCGATTGATCTTACAGACTGTTCCGCAAAATTGCAGGTTCGTGATACAAAGGGCGGCAGTAAATTAGCCTTTACCTTGACATCACCAGCAGGCGGAATTAATATAGATGAGCCAAATGGTAAATTAACCATAAAGATGACTCCTACTCAGACTAATAAACTATTCTATCCAAAGTCATCATATGATCTTATGTTGACAGATAGTAATTTAAATAAAACCAAATTACTTGAAGGATTTTTGACTTTAAGTAGATCGGTGACAATATAATGTCAACTATCAATAATAATAACAACCCTACAGTAATAGTAACCGAACAAGTAAATAAAGTTGTTTTAAATACACCTGGTCCCCAAGGTCCTCGTGGAAAAACAATTTTAAATGGAAATGGTGTTCCAGCCAATAATCTAGGTTTTGAAGGCGATTTTTATTATGATAAAAATACAACTAGATTTTATGGCCCTAAATTAAGTGATGTAACATGGGACGGTGCTACAAATTATCTTTTGAGCACAAGCACTTTAACCTATCCTTTCTCAATTGGTCAAGTTCAACAGGGTCTAAATTACTGGTATGTGGAAATTAACCATAATATGGGATATAACCCAAATGTTACTGTCAAAGACAGTGGTGGCAATATATTAGAAACTGGAATAGATTATAATAGTCTTAACAAAATAACACTGATAATGGCTCAACCATTCGGTGGGACAGCATACCTGTCTTAAGGAGATATAGAAAATGGCAAGATTATTCGTAACTGACATTGATCTGAACCGCAATGAGCTTCGCAATGCCAGAATTCATGCTGTCAGCACAGCACCGTTAAACCCAGTAGTTGGACAAATTTATTACAATACATCTGATAATAAGATGTATTATTACAATGGACTTTCTTCACCAGATGGTCCATGGATGCCGATGTCTGGTTCAACAGAGGTTATTCAAGATGTAATTGGTGCTTCTGTTTCAGGTGGAGTAGGTTTAACAGCAACCTACAATGATACAAGTGGTATCACAACAATAGATTTAGATAATACAGCAGTAACACCTGGTTCATATGGATCTACAACTCAGATTCCTACATTTACAGTAGATGCACAAGGTCGTTTGACTGCAGCAGGAACAGTAAATGTTGCTACAACACTTTCAATTGCAGCAGAAACTGGAACAGCAGATACAGTAAATCTTTTAACAGATACACTGACATTTGCAGCTGGAGAAGGAATTGATACAGCTGTAACAAACAATACAATCACAATTTCTGGAGAAGATGCAACATCTAGCAATAAAGGTATTGCAAGCTTTGACGTTACAGACTTTACAGTAACATCTGGAAATGTAACATTAAATGCAGAGCGTGTTCAAGATATCGTTGGATCACAAATTCTTGGCGGAACAGGAATTGATGCAACATATAACGACAATGCTGGAACATTATCAATTGATATTGATTCAACTGTAGTTACAAAAGATGATCAGCAAACTTTAACAAACAAGGTACTTGGAACAAATGTAGATTTGGGTGCAAATCTTGATGCAGCTTCATATAAGATCGTCAATCTTGCAGATCCAGAAAATCCAACAGATGCTGCAAATAAGAAATATGTAGATGCAGCAGTTTCAGGACTTGATTGGAAAGAATCTGTACACTTACTAGCAGCGTCAAATATTCCTTTGACAGGAAATACAGGCACACTAACTATTGATGGACATGCAACGCTAACATCAGCAAATAGTGGATATAGACTTCTTCTAAAGGGTCAAACAACTGATACCGAAAAAGGTATTTATGTATATAATGATAATGGAACTACCTATACCTTAACCCGCCCAGCAGATGCTGATTCAGCCGCAGAGCTTGTTGGTGTAGCAGTATTTGTAATGGAAGGTACTGTATACGGTACAACATCATGGGTACAATCAAATCACTATATAACAACATTCGCTAACCAGAACTGGGTACAGTTCTCTGGAGCAGGAGCATATACAGCTGGCGCTGGTATGACTCAAACTGGCACAACATTTGATGTTGTTGGCGGAAACGGTATTACTGTAAATGCTAATAATATTCAAGTTGATGCAGCAGTAGTTGCTCGTAAATATACATCATTAATTGGAAATGGTACATCTAATCCAATTACAGTAACTCATAATTTAGGTAATCAATGGGTTAATGTTCAAGTATTCCAAGGAACAGAATTAGTAGAAGCAGATGTAACATTAGCTACTGCAAATACTGCAACTATTGGATTCTCAGTTACCCCAACACAGGATCAATTTAGAGTAGTTATAGTAGGTTAATTGTGGCTAGAAAATTTCTAACACCAATTGCGCCACCTGCACTTAGTTCGGATCCGTCTAATGGAACTACTGGTTCTATTTATTATAATACATCTTTAAATGCATTAAAGTATTATAACGGCTCAGCTTGGACAGTAATTGGTTCTGGCGGTGGCGGAGGTGGGGGAACAGGAACATCTAATGCTTTAGAAGTTCTGCCAGATGCACCATCAACACCATCACAAGGTAGACTTTATTTTGATTCAACAGAAAATACAATAAAAATTTATAATGGAACAATTTGGTACGATGTAGCGGGACCAAAAGAACTACTGGATCACACGCACTTTGCAGGTGAAGGCGGGGTAAGAACAGTAGATTATGGAAATTATGTAGAATACGGTAATTATATTGTTTCTATGGATGGCGGAACTGCCACAACAAATTTCAGTTCTACACCTAATGATGATATAATAGACGGAGGAGTTGGTTAGCAAATGGCAGTAAGAATTCAATTACGCAGAGACACAGCGTTAAATTGGTCACAGAATAATCCTATTTTACGCCCAGGCGAAGTAGGAATAGAAACAGACACGCTTAAATTTAAGATAGGTCCAGCAGTAGTATCACCAGCAATTGGCACTGCATGGAACTCAATTTCTGGTTATGCTAACGTAACCCCATCATCATTGTCCAATAGTTTAACAAATTATATTCTTGCTGCAGATCAAGGCAAAGCTGGTGGTCCAGCAGAATTAGACGCAAATGGAGATTTGCTTGTTCCAGAAAACGAAATCATTCTTTGGAATAAAGATTTATATGACTATACAACAAAAATTGTAGCCACTCAGCCTACAGCAGACAGAACAATTACTTTACCAGATCGAAGCGGAACAGTAATTACAACTGGAGATACAGCTACTGTAACAAATACAATGCTTGCAGGTTCAATTGCAAATAACAAACTTGCAAATTCATCAATTACAATCAACGGATTCTCAATCCCACTTGGTGGAGAAGCGGCATATTCAACTGATAATATTCAAGAAGGCGGAACAAATAAATATTTTTCAAATGAATTAGCACAAGATGCTGTAGCACAGGCTCTTGCAAATGGTACACATACTAACATATCAGTTTCATATGATGATGCAAACAATGCAATATCTTTAACTGGAGCACAAACATATTCTGATGAAAATGCAGTAGATGCAGTAGCAACAGCTTTAAATAATGGAACTCATACAAATATTAGCATTTCTTATGACGATGCTAATAATGCAATATCGTTTACTGCCGCTCCTGGATATACAAATGAAGAAGCTCGTGATGCAGTAGCTGGATTAATTACAGCATCTACGCATAGCGGAATTTCTGTAGCATATACAGATGATGGATCAAATGCTGGAGAACTATCTTTTACAAATACAGATAAAGGTTCATCACAAAATATATTTAAAAACATTGTGGTCGGAGCAACAACAGTAGTAGCAGATTCAAATAATGATACTTTAACAATCGTTGGAAGCAATGGTGTTGGAGCATTGGCAAATGCTACAAACGACGTAATTGAGATTTATAATACTGGTGTTACTTCTTTAACTGGAACTGCAAATGAAGTTGAAGTAGATACAAGCACTGGAGCAGTAATAGTTGGTCTTCCAAATAATGTAACAATTTCTGGAAATCTAACACTTTCAAATGCACCAACTCAAGCATCTCATGCCGCTACAAAAGCATATGTAGATAATACTACTGCTGGAATTAATTTTCACGCACCAGCACATGTTGCAACAACAACAAATTTAGCAGCAGTTTATAATAATGGTACAAATGGTGTAGGAGCTACACTTACAGCTGATACAAGTCGTGCATGGAATACATTAGATGGACATACAAGCTTTAATGTTGGAGATAGAATTCTTGTAAAGAATCAAACAGATGCCACACAAAATGGTATGTATACTCTTACTCAATTAACTGCTCCATGGATTTTAACTCGTGCAACTGATGCCGATAACTCTCCAGTAGGAGAACTTGCATATGGAGACTTTGTGTTCGTACAAAATGGCGGACAAGCAGGATATGGATTTATTGTAAATACAACAGGTACAATTACAATAGGATCAACTGCAATTAACTATGTTCAATTTAATGCTGGGCAGGTTGTAGTTGCAGGAAATGGTTTAACAGAGCCAACTGCAGGAACATTAGCAATTGACACAGCAGTAACTGTAGATTTAAGTACTGCTCAAACATTAACAAATAAAACAATTACAGGAACATTTACTGGTAATTTGACTGGAAATGCAGATACTGTAACAAATGGAGTTTATACTACAGGAACTTATTCAAATCCATCTTGGATTACCGCCCTTGGCTGGTCTAAGATTACTGGAACCCCAACAACAATTTCAGGATATGGAATTACAGATGGAGTTTCTACTGGAGGATCTTATTCTAATCCTTCATGGATTACTTCATTAGCCGCTTCAAAAGTTGGATTAGGAAATGTTGAAAACACTGCTTTATCAACTTGGGCGGGAAGTTCAAATCTTACTACTCTTGGAACTGTAACAACTGGAACATGGAATGCTACAACAATAGCTGCAACAAGGGGTGGTACTGGAATAACCACATATGCTACTGGTGATATTCTTTATGCTTCAGCTGCAAATACACTATCAAAGCTTGCAGCTGGAACAAATGGTCAAATTTTAACATTAGCATCTGGAGTTCCTACATGGGCGGCAGCTCCAATAACTCTTCCATCTCAAACTGGAAATTCAGGTAAATATTTAACTACAGATGGAACAAGTGCATCATGGGCAACAATTCCAGTAACAGCAGCAGCAACTAAAACGACATTAGGAACAGTATATGCTTTTACACAACAATATGATGGTTATGAAGATTATAATACAGTTCCACATGATAATACAGCATTAGGAAATGAATCACTTTATTCTATATACAATGGAAGAAGAAACGTAGCACTAGGTATAAAAGCTGCATATTCAGCATTTAATGCACTCTCTAATATTGCAATTGGATATAAGACACTTTATTCACTTTCAAATATGGCCCATAATATTGCAATAGGAGAAAGTGCAGCATATAGTACAAATGCATTTGGAAATATTGCAATCGGAGGAACCTCATTATTTGCAAATACAACTGGAGAATATAATACAGTTGTTGGATATCAAGCAATGTATTCCGCAAATGGTTCAAACAATATTGTTTTGGGATATGGAGCCAATCCTTCTAGTGATTCAGCTTCTAATGAAATCTCACTTGGAAATGGATCTATTACAAGATTACGAATCCCAGGACTTGGAATTGATTGGACAACAGCTCCAATTACTAGAGGTTCTATAACAATAACTGCAAATACTGCAACGACGGTTGATACAAATGCACTAAATGCATTTACTTCTGCGGAATATGTGCTATCATTAAAACAGGGCTCTAAGATTAGAACATCTAAAGTTATTGTTCAAACTGATGGAACAAATGTCGATATGACAGAATTTGCAATTACTGAAACTGGAGGAACCATGTCTGGTGTTGTAGTATCAGCTACAGCTTCTGCAGGAAATGCATTACTTCAGGTAACAGTAACAGATGCAGCAACAACAAATGTAACGGTTAAATTTAGCGAAATAAGGTTGTAGGAGGAGTAAGTGGCAGATAAAAACTTTAAAGTTAAATCTGGTTTACAAGTTCCTTCT